TATGCGGTCAACCATTACCTGACGGATACTGATGCGTGGTTCTTGATGACTGACGTACCTAACGGCTTGAAGCACTTTACCCGTTCACCAATGGCTACATCTATGGATGCAGACTTTGACACTGGTAACTCTCGCTACAAGGCTCGTGAGCGTTATTCATTCGGTGTATCCGATCCCTTGGGAATTTTCGGAAGCCCCGGCGCTTAATGACGTTGTGTAGTACATCTAAGGGGCTTCGGCCCCTTTTTTGTTGACTTAAATTAACACATGGGCTAGATTGTCATTATATCGGGAAAATCCGGTAAATCTGACAGGCCCGACTGACGACATGCAGACAGATTTACCTAACTCGCATGTGAGGACAATCTAATGGCGAATACCACTTTTAATGGCCCCGTTCGTTCGGAAAATGGCTTTCAGATCGTAGCAACAGCAGCTAACACTGGTACAGAAACCACCACTCTTAATCTTGATGTTAATGGTAACTTTACCACTAATGTTCTAGGTATTAACATTCAACCTACTCTAGCTGGTCAAACAGTTACTGCCAAAGCTACCGCTGGCGCTGTAACCTACGTCGCTGGGATCAACGTAAACCCGTTTACTGGCGCAGCACAACAGGTTACTACTCTCCCTGCTGCCACTATAGGCGTGGTATGTATCCATGCTCAGAGCAAGGACACTGCTGGCGGTACGAACTTCTTACGCTTTGATTGTGCAGGTACTGATGCTTTTGCCACAGGTTCTGTAGTTGAAAGCACCGCTGCTAACGCATTGACGTTTGATGTATCGGCTGCGGGCGAAACCGAGTTAAAATTTACCCCATCCGCTGCTGCTACTAATTGCATGAGTACGGGGTCACGTATCTACTTCTATTGCACAACTGTGGGTATTTGGAATATCTCTACCGATCTAGACTCTATTGGTACAGGTGTTACTGGTACATTTGTGTTTGCAGCGTAATAGCTAATTTTATAGGAGTAGTTTATGTCTTCGGATATTGAATCGACATTTATAACTGCGGCAGCAGCGAGTGCAGCGGCTATATCCATCGCTGCGGGGGTAGGCAACAATGCTGCGCTTACTTTGACCGCTAGTCCCTATGTTACGGATGCTGCTAGGAAGATTACTATCACCTCCGCTGGGGATGATGACGCTATTTCTTTTACTATTGTTGGATTAGACCACCTAGGAAATGCGGCTACAGAAAGTCTCGTAGGTGCTAATGCTGCTGTAGCTACTAGTGTTAAGTACTGGACTTCTATTACCTCTATTACAGCAGTGGGCGATCCCGCAAGTAATGTAAGTGCAGGTACTTCTAACAGTGTAGCAGCCCCCATATTTGGGGGTAGACTACGCCTAAAGGGTTTGTATGCTGTTAATACAGGCACCGCAGGTACTATTACTTTTAGGGAGACTAGTCCTACAGGAACTATTCGTATGCAGTTTGCTACGTTAGGCTCTGCTAATAGCTCTGAATACCCTGATGTACCTGATGATGGAATAGTGTTTAAAGAGGGGGGGTATGTAGACTACTCTCCCGTCAACATGTCTTCTATAACTGTGTTTTATGCGTAAAGACTACGCCAAGGGCGGTAAAGTCCGTAAAGGCAAGGGCATGAAGGGTATGTCCATTAGTAGTGGCGATAAACGCCCTACTAAGTCTGGCGCGGGCATGACTGCTAAAGGTGTAGCAAAGTACCGAAAGAATAACCCCGGAAGTAAGTTAAAGACGGCGGTTACTGAGAGTAAGCCGAAAGGAAAGAGAGCCGCTAGACGCAAATCGTATTGTGCGCGTTCAGCGGGACAAATGAAACAGTTTCCTAAAGCAGCCAAAGACCCGGATTCTAGGTTAAGGCAAGCTAGGCGACGATGGAAATGTTAGGAGAATAGCATGGTAGACAGAAGTTCTATGTCAAGGCAAATTATGAGTAACCTACCCACTAAGGAAGACCAAGAACGTCAGGCCAAGTTAGATGAAGAATCTTCCCCTGAAGGAGCACTAAGGGCAGGAAGAAAGAAATTTTTTGAGACGCACAACGAAGATGGTACCCGTAAGAATAAGAAGAATAAACCTGCCCCAGGTAACGCAGTACTTCCTAGGAAAACTCCTGCGGCTAAAACAACTGGGATGATGAAAGGTGGTATGGCTAAATATGCAAAAGGTGGCCTTAAAGAACCTACCGAAGCCCAAGCAGGGGTAAAGAAGTTACCATCAAAAGTTCGCAATAGAATGGGTTTTATGAAGAAAGGTGGTGATGTGAAAAAAATGAATATGGGTGGTATGGCTGGTATGGACGATGCAGCTATGATGGCTATGAAGAAACGCAAAAAAGCTATGGCTGGCATGGGCGCTCCTACTATGATGAAGGAAGGTGGTACGGCTAAGAAACCTAAAGTTCGTGGCGCAGGTATTGCTCGTAAGGGTGTACGTCCTGCTAAAATGCGCTAATGCGTAGGTATTATAAGTCCGGTGGGAAGATATGTCCTAAAGGTAAAGCGTGGGCGAAACGCACCTTTGATACATATCCTTCTGCATACGCGAACATGGCGGCATCCAAGTATTGCAAAGATCCGAACTATGCGAAGGGATCAAAGGGTAAGAAGTAATGGGCGACCTTAAAAAATGGGTAGACCAAGACTGGGTTCGTATCGGTACAGACGGTAAGATTAAGGGTAAGTGTGGCACATCTAAAGATAAGAAGAACCCTGACAGGTGTTTGCCTAGGAGCAAGGCGCAGTCGCTTAGTAAGGGCGAGAGAGCAGCTACAGCTAAGAAGAAGAAACGCGCAGGTTCAAAGGGGAAGACGGTAGTTAAAAACACAAAGCCCGCTACTGTAAAACTACGTACAGGTGGCCTTGCCAGAGGTAAGAGGTCTATTGCTACTGGGTGTGGACAAGTACAGGAAAGCAGACGTAAAAAAACTCTCTACGTATAGGGGTACAGAACATGAAAGGTGTAAAGCATTACAAAAAAGACGGTACTGAGCATAAGGGTTCTAGCCATAAGATGTCTGATGGCACCTTGCACACCAATAAGTCTCACACCAAGACCAGTGTTAAGCTATTTCATATGAGCCAGCTATCCGCTAGAGCCAAAACTAAAGCCAAGAAGTCAGGTAAGTAATATGACTACATCAGGCACTCATGCATTTAACATGGACTTCACGGAGATCGCTGAAGAAGCGTGGGAACGTGCGGGAAGAGAGATGCGTTCTGGGTATGACTTGCGTACCGCTCGTCGTTCTATGAACCTAATGACCATAGAGTGGCAGAACCGTGGTATTAACCTTTGGACTATAGACGAAGGCTTTGTAGCTCTTACTAAAGGCGTATCTAACTATCCCTTACCCGCAGACACTATAGATTTGCTTGAGCAAGTCATACGTACTAATAGCGGTGTTATAGCAACACAATCGGATCTCAACATAAGTCGAATTAGCGTAAGCACTTATGCGTCTATCCCCAACAAATTAACACAAGGTAGGCCCATACAGGTGTGGATCGAACGGCTACGCGACCACCCTAAAATAAACGTATGGCCTGTACCAGACAGTGATGATTATGTGTTTAAGTACTACAGGATGCGGCGTATACAAGATGCAGGTAGTGGTATTGAGACAGCAGATATGAATTTTAGATTCCTACCTTGTTTAGTAGCAGGGTTGGCTTACTGTATATCTATGAAAGATCCAGAGCTTGCGCCGAGGATACCAATGCTAAAAGCAGTATATGATGAGCAATTTGCCCTTGCCGCTGGTGAAGACAGGGAGAAGGCTCCTGCTCGCTTTGTACCGCGTATTGGATATGTGTAATGAGCAACAGGTTTGCATCAAACAAACGTGCTATAGCTGAGTGTGACGTATGTGGGTTTCAATACAAACTAAAAGAGTTACGTGAGCTAGTAGTAAAGGGCCAAAATACTAACTTAAAAGCGTGTATTGAGTGTTGGAACACTGACCACCCGCAGTTAAAGTTAGGTGAGTTTCCAGTAGATGACCCACAAGCTATACGTGACCCTCGCCCCGATAGAAGCATAGGCGAATCTGGCTCTAACAGTAGTAGGAATATACAGTGGGGGTGGTATCCAGTAGGCGGCGGTGTAGACCCATTTAATCTTACGCCCAACACTTTAGTAGCTACAGGTAGTGTAGGCACGGTTACAGTAACGGTTTAACAGGAGTATTAGTATGAAAGAGATGAAGCCTAAGAAAAAAATGACTGGCTATAAAAACGGTGGGCCGGTCAAAAAAGACACGTCACGTAAAACTAAAATCCGTGGTACTGGAGCAGCTACACAAGGTATATATGCTCGCGGCCCTATGGGGTAATTTATGTCCATGACCTACACAGAATTAAAGACGAATATCGCAGACATATGTGAGAATTCGTTTACTGACGCGCAACTTGCACTGTTTACGGAACAAGCCGAGCAGAAGATATACAGTGCAGTGCAGATACCTGCGCTTCGTAAAAATGTTACTGGGCGTACTCAAGCGAGTAATCAGTATTTAACAGTACCTATTACTGATTTCTTATACACCTATAGCTTGGCGGTTATTGATTCTAGCGGGTCGTTTACGTATTTGCTAAATAAAGACGTTAACTTTATACGTGAAGCGTACCCTATCTCTTCGACTACAGGGCTACCTAAGCATTATGCTTACTTTAGCCAAACTAGTTTCTTGTTAGGGCCAACGCCTACTGATATTTATGACGTAGAGTTGCACTATGGGTATTACCCCGAATCAATAGTGACTGCTAATACTACATGGTTAGGCACCGAATTTGACACCGCACTCCTTAATGGGGCTTTAGTAGAGGCCATACGGTTCTTAAAAGGAGAGCAAGATATGGTTGCTATGTATAATGACTTGTATATGCAGTCATTAATACTACTCAAAAACCTTGGTGACGGTAAGCTACGAGAAGATACATACCGCTCTGGGCAGTATAGGACTACGGTGCAATAGTATGTTTGATTTAGCAGTTACAGAAGTTGGTTCAGTAGACGTGACCACTACCAACAACAAAGGACACGATTCTGAGTTTTGGGCTAATATAGCTACACAGCAGATAGTATCTGTAGGTGGAGAATGTCACCCTGTGATAAAAGAACAAGCGGAAGCATTTAAACTACAAGTATTTAATGCAGTAAAGTATTATATGGACAAGGCTATTGAAAGCGATAGAATTACGCTTGCAGCATTACTTGACCAAAACCTACAAGAAGACATGGCTAAGATTATTAGGAGACTGTAATGGCTATAGCACAAGCAATGTGTACCTCATTCAAAAAAGAGTTGTTGGAAGGCAAGCACAACTTTTTAGCGACTGGTGGGAGTAACTTTAAGTTAGCTCTATATACCAATGCCGCGTCACTAGGCGCAGCTACTGCTGGGTACACTACTGGCAACGAAGTGAGTAACACTAATACTAACTACCCTACTAAAGGTAAGTTGCTGGATAGGATAAACCCTAGTGCGGCTGGAACTACAGGCATGACCTCCTTTGGAGCGTGTACCTTTTCAACGGTCACTCTCACCGCTAGGGGGGCGTTAATATACAACGAAGATACTACTGGAGATACTTCTGTCTGTGTACTAGATTTTGGAGCAGACAAAACGTCCACCGCTGGTAATTTCACTATTAGCTTCCCCGCAGTGGGCGCTAGTACCGCTATTATAAGAATAGCGTAGAGGCATAAACAATGTCATCAGCATGGGGGCAAGCTGGCTGGAACACTGGTGACTGGGGTGATGCTTTACCGGGGCAATCGGCTTGGGGTCTAGGAGCTTGGAATACTGGCGATTGGGGCGATGATGTACCAATAGGCAACACAGGTTGGGGGCGATCAACTTGGGGTAGTGCTGGATGGGGAGGATCGTCGGCTGTACTTGTTACTGGTGTATCAGCGACTACCGCTTTAGGCTCTGTAACTATCACTCCTATAGTTGTTATAGCAGTAACAGGTGTAGAAGCTCAAAGTATAGTGGGTAATGTTATATCAGGTATTTCAGCAGTCGTTACACCAACAGGTGTCTCAGCTACAGGTGAGATAGGGACAACGAACATATGGGGCTTAATAGATACGTCCCAACTAAATACTAACTGGCAAGAAATAGCCGCGTGAGGTTTATGTAATGGCAACTTATGTTAACGATTTAAGACTTAAAGAAATTGGTACAGGCGAATCTTCGGGTACGTGGGGTACTGAAACAAATGTTAACCTAGA